GGATGGCCACAAGCTACATACAGCTGGTGCGGGTAAGTTAGTAAAGACCGGCTCTGACGCTTTCGCTAACTAAGACTTATTGACATAGAATTCAAAAGCCCGCTTCGGCGGGCTTTTTTTATTGTCAGAATGAAACAAAGCCTGGAGTAGGCATCATACGGGTAGCTGTGTTAAAAGTTGGGTCTTTCCCAGCCTAGGGCTTTTAACTCGTCTAAATCTGCATTCTCGTTTTCCATACCCGGTATAAAGACCGGGTTAGAAGGTAAAGCTATATCTTTATCTTTATCCTTACTGAACTTATTATATATTTCAGAAGGTTTAGGCATACTAACTATAAAAGGGTCCCAATTGCTTGGTATAATTTTTAACGGTTTACCGTTAGCATCTAATTGAGTAATTTCGTAAAATTGTTCTGCTACTTTATTATCTAATATAAAAATAGCCCAAATTAAAGCTTCTACTCTATCATCAAGGTATTTATCAGATTGTTTTTTCCATATACCATTAGCTTGACGTATATAGGTTTTAAACTCTCCTATAGTTTCTTTATCATTTAATTTTACACAGCGTAACACGTTCATCCAATATCTAAAATTAGACATAGAGTTAAACTTACTATTAGTATGAGAATAGATACCCATACGATTGTCTCTTTCAGCTTTATCGGTAAACGATCCCATACTTGGGGTATACTTTACTATATTACTGTAAGCATGGGTATGTATTAAAGCGTCAACAACCTGAGCCCCGCAGTTGTTTCGTTCTACAAGTAAAGGAGGGTTACCCCATTGAGAAGCTATCTCAACTAATTTACCTGTAAAGTTAAAGGGATCTAACTTATTATGTGCATATACTGCTACTTGTTCTATATTAGTTAAATCAGTAACGTCTACAATTTGTATAACTGAATTAGCTCTGCCGATACCTTCACCAACGTCCACTCCAATGGTATAATAATGCCCATCAATTCTATCTTTATAAACTTTTAAATAATTATCATCATCAGTGTATACTGGTTCTAAAGCATTATTCTCCATTTCTTCTAATTGATCTTTATCAAATACATTTTCACCCGCAGCTCTAAATTCGTTACCGTATTCTTGATTAAATGACTCTAAAGAACCTAATGCTCTTATAGTCATTTCTTTCCATTTATCATCTCTACCCGGTACTTCCCACCAATCAACTCTTTCATGGTGCCAGCCGTTTTTTTCTAAAGTAGCATCATTATAAGTGTTAAAAAAGAGATTACCAACTCCATTAGGAGTAGATAACATAAAAATTTTAGACTTTTTAGATGATGAAATAACTGGGAATACTGATTCCCAGAAATCATCCATAAACTCAGGCGGAATAAATGCAGCTTCGTCTAAGAGTAGACAGTTAATAGATTCACCACGAGCAGCATCTGAAGTCGTAGTACTGATACCTATTGAACTACCATTGGCTAATTCCATACCTTCTTTAGCGTAGGCAATTACACCTGGTTTCATATAGTTAGGTAACATTTCGTACGCTAACTTAATACGTTTAAAAATATTCTTAGCAGTTTCCTGTTTATTAGCAATTAGCAATACTCTATAGTCATCATTAAAGCAAACCATCCATAAAGCAAATATAGTTAATATAGTAGTTTTACCAATTTGACGAGAAGCTAATACAACGTTAAATCTATTTTCTACTAGAGCTTTTAATATACGCTTTTGATACGGATAAAGTTTAATAGGCTGCTTACCTTCGTCTAGACTTACAATGTAGAAGAATCGAGAAAAATGTAATATAGATTTGCGAGCTCTTTCTAAGTCTTCTATCATTTCCGGGGTCCATTGGAATTCGGTCTCCGGAACGGGCAAGTTTTTATTGCCCATATAAAACGTTTCTTTGGAAGGTCCTTTACCCATACTGATACTTACCATTGATAATATATATTACAAATATAAAATACCTATATGAACGGTCTAGCCTTAACTAACAATAAATTAGATCCTAATCCGTATTGGACTATACCTCTCGAGGTAGATGCTTTTGTACCAAGTCCTACTATGCTAGATATTTTTGAGCAAAATGGGTATGAAATGACCGAGTTAGAACAGTTATACGCTAAAGCTAATAACGTAAAACTACAAAAACATTATCCTCAGCAGCATTGTATTAAAAAGTCTTGGATGACAATGCCAGTAGTTGCGGAAGGCGCGCATTTGAATCACTGTCTGTTGTTTGAGCGTAAAGGTTTTAGCGGGGAAGCTCTTGAACAATTAAAAAGCTGGTCTAATACTAATACACTTCTTTATAAGTTAATTAAGCTTCGTCCTAAGTGGGGCTTTGATCTGTCTATAGACTATACCGATAAAGATGGTAATGCGCTTGAGGTCTTACACTACGAATACGACGGCTTTGACTTTAATGAAATTGAAGAGAAGAGAAAAGCCTATGAGCCAATATTTTTAAGTATCGATTGGAACGACGCAGCTAAAAAATTAATTGCTCGTAAAAATGAATGGTCTCATTTAGGTTTCTTCGACCAAAGCGATTGGAAATGCAAATTCTTTGGTATAGACAAAGAGCGCTGGAAGATGGTAGTCTGGGATTAAATACCGAAAGTCTTTTCGAAAGCTTTAGGAGCTTCTTTATAACTTTTCTGAGTTTCGTCGGTAACGTTTTTAGTATACTGCCAGTTAAAACAGAGTTTGTCTAATACAGTAAAGCCGTAAAAGTCTAATACTTGCTTTTGAGTAGCTATAACGTTTTCCCCGTTCCAGTTCTGACCTAAAGCTATAATACCTACTTCTTTACCTTCAATTATACTATCTTCCTCTAGGGTAGTAGCTCTGTTTTCAATCCAATTTAGCCGTTCAATAAGTTTTTGATAAACGCTGTTAGCCTGGCCCCACCGCACGCTTATAAAAAATATAATACAATCGGCTTCGAGTAAAGGCTTAGATACTTTCCAAAGTTCGTCGTCTTTGTTGTTTATAGAAGCCCAGCATCTATGATTACCAGACGGATTTTTTTCCTTGTCTTTTAATACGGCATCTTTTACGCCGCAGTTATTACCATCCGCTTTACTGACATTACCTTCACAACAGTATATGTTAAGCTTGCTTACATCAATCAGCTCAACATTGTCTCCTACGTTGGATTTAATAAACTCAGCTAATTGAGTGCTTTTAGGAGTTTCTTTATCTCCTTCCCAACGATTAGAAGTAGTTAAAAATAGTACCTTGTCTTTAGTCTTAAGATGTTCAATTATAGACAGTACTTTGTCTTGATATATCTCAGGATTATTAGAATTAACTATATCTTCGAAAAGTTTTAAATAGTGGCTCACTTTGTAAATATTTACTAGACATGGAACCTTCTGCAAACAATTCGACGTTTGAATATCACGAAACTTTAAATCCGAAAATTTGGGAAGGAGAGACTCTACGTCCTGAAGTAAAGGAAAAGCTATTAGATATTACTAATGAGTTCTTAGATTCCTTAGAACTAGATATCGATGTCGAAGATTTGGTATTGACTGGTTCTTTAGCGAATTATAACTACACAAAATATAGTGATGTCGATTTACATATTATAACTAACTTTCGAGGTTATAAAATGGGGCCTGATTTGTTAGAAGATTATTTTGATACTAAGAAAACTAATTGGAACGTTAAGCATACTATTACTATTAGAGGTTTTGAAGTAGAAATGTATATTCAAGATACTGAGAGTTTAGCTGATATGAAAAGGCATCAAGCTACTGGTATATATTCTCTTAAGACTGATACTTGGTTAACCCAGCCAGTAAAGATTGCTGGTCCAGATAAAATTGATACTATTGGGGTTGAAAAGAAAAAGAAAAACATCATTAATATGATTGAGTATGCTTTATCAGACAAGAGTAGTTATGCTGTCGCTAAAGAAGTAAAAGAAAAAATATTAAGACTTCGTCAAGCAGGGTTAGACCGAGCAGGGGAATACTCACCAGAAAATTTAGCTTTTAAAGAGTTAAGAAGAACTGGTTATGTAGAAAAACTTGTTCTTGGTATTATAGCGAAAAAAGATAAAGAACTCTCATTGGCAGAAACATTTAAGCAAATGTTTTCTATGGGTAAAGAGCGTGGCCCTAGACACCGGAGCTTAACTGCAGGCGTCAGACCGATGACCCGAGCAACAAATAGTAAAGGAGGTATACCGAGCGCTCGTATGATAGCTAAAAGCCATACAGATACAGAGACTCCTTTCCCTAAAATAGAACGTTTAAAAGCAAAGTCACACGGTATTGAACCTTTAACCCCGCAAGAAGCTCAAGGTATAGCTGCATTTTACGATTTTGACTTAGAGACTGCTAAAACTAAACCGCGCGGCTTAAGTACAAGCGGTATACAGCTATCTTTCAATCCGTATGGTAATGTGTTTATGTTAATTAAAGGAGATAAGTAAATTTATGAACAAGTTTAATCAGGCATATAAAGAATTTTTGAAAGAAGTAAAAACTGAAGCTTGGTCAGATTATTTAAAAAATGTAAAAGATCAATTACATAAAAATACCCCATTTGGTTTAAAAGCATTAACTTCTGGGGTTTATGATTTTGATAGAGCTGAATTAAACCAGGAAATAGTTATACCAGAAATTTCTCCTTTAAAAAACTTTATAAAAAGTAAACCGGTAGCTTTTATACCAGGCACGGCAGCATCAATAATGAATCCTGGTCAACACTTTATGTACCTAGGTGCTAAAGCTGATATTAAAAGCAAAGATTATATAGAATTTGTTGAAGTAATTAAAAATATAAACGAAGAAGCTGCTCGTCGCTTTACAGAACTATACCCTAATCTGGACCGAACTAAAGCAAATAATATAAAAATTAAAACAACCCTAGGAGATGAAATTATATATGTTTTAGATTTTGGTGGTCAAATTTACGCTGGATTTCAAGAATAATGAGTGATATACAGCAGTCTATTCTTAATAAAAATAGAAAAGATAAGTTTCTATTAATATTAAATTTGCCTGATGCGCTAAAAAAGATAAACACTAGCGGTCAAAATACCCGTTCAAGTGAAGGGTTAAATATTGATACGTTACAGTACTCAGTTCACGGTACAATAGTTCCATCCACTATAGT